TTATCAGATGCGTATGCAATATAAGTATATACACCAAACGGTACTTCTTTAAAATTTTCATTAGTTTGTCCTCCAATAAAAGTATAATATTTACTGGTGAAGTTTACTATATTAGCTCTAAACTGAGAAATAGTATATAAATTTTGTGGAATATATCCTATATTAGGTTCTAATATAACTACAATAGCACCAGGAGTACGTACGTGATTAGGTACTAATTCTGCTAAATATTCTCCAATACTAAGTATTTTAATTTTAGCACCTTCATTACGGATATTTATTAGTTTTGAATCTACTAAACCTGATTGAATGAAAAATAAAGCTTTATCTAAATTTCTTTGCATAATTAATTTATTTTTAGGTTAAACATTCCTACAAAATCAGTGGCATATGCATCGGCCTTCATATACACAGTATTATTTCTAAATCCAGTTCTATTGTCAGACCCTACACTACTAAATTCACTTCTTATATTATTTCCTATACTATCTGTTACAATAAAATTTTTATTAGAAGGAACTGATAAATAAAAGAAGTCCCAGTCATCTTCGTCATGATATATAGGAGCTTCTAAAGATACAAATTCTCCTGGACTATATACAATATTCTTTTCATTAGAAAAATTATAACCTCCTGATGGTCCTGTAGACATTGACACTCTATAGGGTACTAAAGGACATTCTGTAGTATTATATTCTGTAGTATATCTAAATTTAGTAGGTACTGTAGGAATCCAAGGTCCGTCTCCTGTTTTAGTTTCCTCAAATAAGTATAAGAATCTTGTTCCTGTATTCATTCCATCATTTAGTTCACAATAGTCTTTAGAAGAATCTCTTGTTTCTCTAGTAATAACTCCTGGTATTATAGGAGTTGGACAAGTTGTATAATCTGAATAGTCTCTTGTTTTATCATCGTTATTAGATGTCCAGACAAGAGTTGTTGGATTTTGAGTTTCAGTGTGATAATAGGTTCTCTTTAATCCTACATTTACACCATTTACTTTAACACATTCTTCATTATCAATAACTTCTCGTGTATTTATTTTAGGTATAGGACACATAGTATAATCTGCAGAATCTCTAGTATTATCATCATTATTAGATACCCATTGTAATGTTTTTGGATCTTTAGTTTCAGTATGATAATAAGTTCTTTTTATACCTGTATTAGCATCGTTTACTTTTAAACATTCTTCGTCATCTATTATCTCTCTTGTTTCTATAGGAGGATAAACTTTAACTAATTTTGTGTCATCTCCCCACAACATAGATAGAATCAATAGATCTTCTATATAACTAATGACTCCCATTAATATATAAATATAACCTTCATATTTTCCTTCAAATCCATATTCTTTAGTGATAACAATTTCAGCTGTTGTTAAATCCTCTGAAATTGGCACTTTAGCAAAAATATAATGTATTTCTTTATCACTTAAAATTATCTCAGGAGATAACCCTTCAATATTACCTAATACCTCCCATCTTCTCTCAGGATGGTAATTTTCCGTACCTAATTCTGTAATCTCTGCTTCAGATAATATATACCACTCATGAATAAATATCTTACCACTGGTGTATATTATACTCATAGCTTTCTCTGGATTACCAGAGAAAATTACACCCTCTGGGTGCCACTTCACATTTGCCTTAGTACTATCTATAATAGTTATAGTAGAAGGAGTTGCGGCAGGTACGTTATAACCAGGAGTAGTATTTTGGTATTGAGGAGTTATATTACAAACACTAGGAGAATCACAGGGAATAAATGGTTTGGGAGTAACTATAAAATCTCCTGGAAGACCATTCTTTTTTTCAATTTTTACTGTAGTAGGTATTTGAATGTTAGGAACATAAATTATTTCTACATCCTTAGGAATATCTGTTATAATCCCTTCTCCTCCTTTATCATCTATGAGTATATCCTGAACTACCTCAGAGGAAGATTCCTTTGAGGGCAGTAATAGTTTACTTTCTTTATCTGTATTAGTATTTTGCGTGGAATTAGGTAATTCCACCACCAGATCAGATTGTACTAATGAATTTCTTTTATTACTAATAGATATATTTTGACTATATGGCTCAACTGATTGTATTGGAGAGGCCGTAAGCAGTGTTTTTTTGGCCATAATTTAAAATTTAATAATTAACACCTCTACAATTACAATTTACTGTTGGATTTGCTAATATGTAGTCTTTACATATACTACAAAATGATACATCATATATTAATTTAGCAGCTTGATAATATTGAGCCGCTTCTACATAATACTGTATAGTATTAGTTACAGCAAATAATAAATCTCTTTTTTCTCTTAATGATTGAAGTGTTAAATTATTTCTACTACATAGAGGATCAGTATAATATTTAGAAAATACTTCTAATACTGAATTAAAACAATTTTCTAGGAAACACTTAGATACTAAATTAGATCTTAGTATAACTACATTCGTAGTAGACCAATTAGTATCACATGATACTATAGCATCATATAAATTTACTAATTTATCTTCAGATCCAGTAGTTTTAAGCCATATTTTACCATCTGTTTTAACATAATATCTATTTGTTGCCGCTGCTTCTGGCTTTGATATAGCAGATTCTTTAGGAATTGCTAACTGATATACACTATAATAACCATCTTCAGAGAAAAAAGTATGTTGAGTAATTCCAGATTCATCCATTAAAGTTTCAAAAGTTTTATTTTCATCATAAATAGAAGCTACACCTAAATTACCAGATATTGGTAAATTAGTAAATGTCCCACTCCAATTATTTTTTATTAAAAATGTAAAAAATACTATATCATTTATATAATAATTTTTAACTCCTGCTACTATATCAGTGGGTGTTAAAAATCCAGTAGTATTACTAGTACTATTATAATAACCGGAGATATTTTCTATTTTTAATCCACAAGTATTCTCAGAACTTAAGTTTGTTTTTATAGTTGCCATTATGATATATTTTTAATTTCATTATTATTAGAATTATTATCTACTAATTGAAGTACTTCTGCTTGTACTTGTTTTTCTTTTAAACTGATGCCTCTTTCTTTATATTCTTTATCTTGTTTAAGTTTAGTAGCTCCTTGTTCCATTTGCATTTTAAGAGTATCTTGTTTTAATTTTAACTCATCTTGAGATACTTTCTGAGCTTGTTGAGTAAGTTGTTGAATTTGTGCATTAGCTTCTTTCATTTGTTGCTCATATTGAGCAATTTGTTGTTGCATCTGACTTGTTTGTCCTTGTTCTGCTTTTACTTTACGTATAGATGTTAAACCTGCTTCTTTAAATTCAGTAAGACTTTCAGTAGTTATAGTATTAAATAATAATTCAGGAGATACTAAACCACCTTTCATAAGTTCTAGAGTCATTTGTTTAATTAATTCTATATCTTTCACAATTTCAGTACTATCTCCTATATGTACATCATAATCAGTAAATGAAATGTGTTCTGGTATAATAGTAAAAATTCTAGATAGACGAGATCCCATTATTAAAGATCCTTTAAAAGTTTTATTAATACTAATTTTACTTAAATTAAGTAAATCTGTTAATAAGTGTTTAGTTAATCCTTCTAAAGCATTAAAATATTGTTTAGTAATAACAGCTGAGTTTTTAATACCTGTTTGAATATTAGTAACTGCATCTCTTTGTTCTATATCTCCTAGTTTTTCACGAAAAACACCAGTAATAGCACTACAAATTTCTTCAGTTTGTTGAATAGCTAATTGTATAGCTTGTATAGATTGTCCAGATACAGTATCATCAAAACCTGAGAAAGTAGTATTTAAAGGAATACCTCTTCCTTCTTGAGCAGAAGAAAACAAAGCATCTCCACCTTTTTTATAAGCTTTCCATTTTAATAATCTTTCCTCAGGAGTATTACCTAAATAAGTAGGTATCAATGAGGTATCTATCCAATCTCCTTTAACTCCTGAACGAGCAATTAAATTATCTCTATAAAAGTGCAATAAATCATATCTATCTTGTAAATTAGCTGTAGCTAAAACCATAGAAAATGGTTTATTATTACGAGTTAATAATTGAATTCCGTTTATAGATAACGTACAATTATGAGGATCCTCCATAGATCTCACTACATTATCATCTTTACCCATTGATAAGTATATTTGACTACCTATTCTAGCTCCTTTGTATCTATCAGTTCTATAGTAAATATCATCTTCTTCTGATTCTACTTTATTATTTTCTAACCATTCACAATAATATACGGGGTATTTATTCTCAACAAATAAAGGACCATCTAAATAAGGATACATACCTGGGGTAACGGTATCCCCATTACCTATAACACCATTAGCATCTGCTCTAACATAATATACATTATGAGATTCTACTTCTAAATTAATACCACTTAATATTTCTAAATCTTCTTTAGTCATATCTTTACCATGTTCTCCTATAATTTCTTCTTTATTCATGTATTTTACATAAACAATTCTTCTAGATTTATTTATATAAATAGAATTTTGATTTATTTCCGGAAATACATCATAAGGATTTAATATCTCAGTAGTAGGTAAAGGAGATTTATATTTAATATAATTACGATAATAGGCTTGGCCAGCTACTAAAATGTCCTTAAACATCATCTCTCTCTTAGAGTTTAGGTCAATCTCTCTAGATTGAATAAAAAACTCAACTAGATTTTGTGCTGCTATTTCAAATTCAGAAATAAAATCTCTTTCTGTAATTTCTTTTAATTTTTCTAATTCTTCTTCGGAGGCATTATCTATAGATTGACCTGTTTTATCTTTAGAATCTCCAAAAATACTTTTAATATTATCTACAGCTTGTTGTTTTATACGTAACAATTCTGCTTCATAAATTGCTTTTTGTTTAGCTTCTTCTATTTTAAATAGAGTTTCAGAATCTTTGCATGTAACTTTAGGTTTTAATTTAGATTCTAATAATTCACCTATAAGAGCATCTACATGTCTTTTTACTAAAGGTATAAACTCAATAGCTGTTGGAGAACCTATTCCATAATTATCTTCAAGATACTGAAATTGTTCTTTATCTCTAAAGCAATTATAATAATTATAAGCTTTTCTTATGTAATCTTTATCATATACTAATTCACTTATCGCTCTATCAATGCAACTTTTTAGATAATCTGGAGAAGATTTTTCTTTCTCAGATAAAATTCCCATTGTTGTGTAATCGAATGTATTCATTTTTAAAATTTTGTTGTTTCAATTCTATTCATCCATCCTTTTTTAAATACAGCAAGTTTTGGATTTTTTGATATAATATCTAAATAATAATTTTGTCTAGCTTTTTTATATTCTTTTACTAAATCTCCTGAATAATTATTAATTAGAAAGGTAGTATTTTTACCGATAATTCCATCTTCAGATGTATTTAAAATTCTTTGAAGTAATTTCACAGAAGTACGAGTACCTGCATTAACTCCCATATCGAATAGATGGAGTTTAAGTTCCTCAGAATTTATACTATCTAAATGTAAAGGACTCCAAAAGAACTTTAAATAAATTTCTTTGGAATCCTCTATTGTAAGTGCTTTAATATCATCTTTATCTATATCTCCATCATTATCAATATCTCCATCTACAGGAATTAATCCTTGAAGAAAACGTAAGGAAACACCATATTTAGTGATACCTCCATGATCATTAGAATGATCAGTTAATCCTCCCTCGTGTTCTATAATAATATTAAAGTACTCATTAAATTGTCTCATAATTATTTAGTTTTGAGGGAAACCCTCTATTTTATAAAATTATCTAAAATATCCCAATATATAATTTCTAGATTAATATCTTTTATACCATCAAAATTTAAATTATATAATACAGTATCATTCTCTTTTTGCAAAAATTCATTGTATTCTTCTATTAATTTATTTCTAGTACTTTTTTCTTCTTCTGTAGATTGCAAAAAACCTAAATTAAAAATCTTATTTTGTTTACCTATTTCTGATAAGTTTTCTATTTCTAATTTTTCTTTTTTGACTAATTTCTCAAATTCTTTTAAACCATTCTGATATATAGAAGTTTCAATTTCTTTTAATTGTTTTGGAGAAGCTTCGTCTATATTTTCAACAGCCTTTGTAAGAATCTTATTATTTCTAATTAATCCGTAATTTAAATAAGAGTTGGTTATTTTACTTTCTACTATATGTTGTAGAAGATTATCTAAATTTATTTTTAGATTTTTAATTTCAAAATGTTTCATATTAATATTTATTAGTTCATATATTTCACAAATATAATAATATTTTTCTTTATAAAAAATTATTGTGGTCTTTTATCAATACCATCTGTTTGTATTAATTTAAAATACTTTACGTCATACGGATATCTATTAGTAGATAATTCTTTCAAAACATAGGTTAAAAATTCATCTAATGTTTTGAATTGACCCATTAAATTTAAAGGTCTATTATCTTGATTAAAAGGCATTTTACATAAAAAAGTAATATACTCTCCTTCTATTTCGGATGTTACTGTCACATCATTAAGATATTCTACATTATATTTAGTCCGATAGAAATCTTTAATTGCTTTATTAAAACTGATTATATCCATTTAGTGCTGCATTTAAGTGTTTATTATTATTTTTATCTGGAATAATGCCATATTTTTTCTTACCATTTTCATAATAGAATCCAATATCTTTTATACCTTCTATTTCTATTAATTCTTTTTTAGGAACTATACCCATTAATTCCTCATCCCCTATCTCACACATACCCATTGACGCAACTAAGTCGTACTTTCCTTTCTTCTCCCAACTATAATTTTGTAATTGTTCAATCATTTCAACAAAACCTATAAGATGACAATAGTCTTTAATATAAGCATCAATTAAGTCGATTGCATGAAGAATCATTTTTTCTGTACCTTGTGTACCAAATGCGTTAGGAGGTCGTCTAGAATCGCCTTGAATTGCGTATTGAGGGCGTTTCATTAATAAATGTAACCAATGCTTTTCTCTATAGTATCCTATTATACCAATTTTAGTATCTTCAAGATTAGCTTTACAATTATACATAGTTAGAAGTTGGGCACATTTCTCGTATGCTTCCCTTATATCGTAGGGCCTATCCATGTAGTATGCTACATATTTATCTCCTTCCATACCAAAGGTTCTCTTTTTTATAGTAACACAAAACTTAGAACCCTTATCATCCATAGAATCACCTAAAGCTTTATCAATAGAGTCAATACCAGCTACATATAAATCTTTTATATGTTGATTATTATCATCTAATACAGGCATTTCTAAAATGTGTGTATTACCATTTGAAGCTTCTATAAATTTAGCTCCAATAACTCTACTAGTAGAATTATTATTAGCGTCTTTTTCATAATCCCATTTAGTATAACCGTGTTTTACAATAGGAGTAGATTTATTAAAAGTAATTTCTGTATATTGATCAGCTAATTTTTCTTGGTCAAAATTATTATTACCTTGTCTTGATAGCGCTTCTTCTGGATAAAAGCAATATTCCGCACAATACTTTGAATATGTATTAAAATCTTTTCTTTTAACGTCTCGTATTTTATTATAATATGCTTTAGCTTTCTCTTCGTCAACTACTCCTCTTTTATCCATATGATCCATTACAGTAGCCCAAGCTGGAAGAAAGTATCCTGTTAATGAAGTATCTCCTTTAATAGTATTTTTATGTTTATAAGGAAGTACTCCGAAAGTAATAGGATCTAGAAACATTTTTTCAAGACCTTCTAAGTAAGGACCTTCAGAACCACCAGTATTATGTGTAATAATACCATTAGCTATATAAGTGTTTGTGACACCTGCTGTTAAATTATATACATCTTGTTCCCCTAAAAATTCTATATTAGTTATTCTTTCATATCTAATTCCTTCTATATCTTTTGATCTTTTTGGAGTTTTATTTTTAAAATGATCTACAGAAGAATCTAATTTAACTTGTTTATTTTTAGGATAGAATTTCAAATGTTTGTGAAAATTTAACACACTATCTTTATCAGCAACTACAAATCGGTAGTAATCATTTCTATCTAATGGATTATTTTCTTTCTTTTTAATTTTAGTAATTGAACCATGAATACCTAGTTTCATTAATAACATTTTTACTTCTAGCATTAATGAATGATAGGCACATGATAAATCTATTACTATTCTTTTTGAGTTAACACATATACTTCCATCAGTATCAAAAAATCCTCCTAGTACTTCACAAATATCTTCCTTAGTGTACGAATGAATGTCTTTAGGTAAAGTCTTCTTTCCTCTAGTCTGGCCATATATTCCAAGTTCTCTTAATTTATGGCAAATTCCTTTAATTCTTAGTTCATTATATTCCTTACCTAATTTAGTAGTATAACTTCTTTCTATTTTATAATCAAAATTTGCTTTAACATAATTTAATATTTCTTCCTCGCAATTAGATAATACAGGAGTTTTATCAAAACCATATGATCCATCTCCAATTAACCATCCTACTAATCTTGGTTCCCACATTTTTTTTGTTCCAAATATAGGCACTTCATCTACTATAGCAACTTGATCTCCTAGTTTTAGATCTTTTGTTTCTTTAAATTTAACTATTTTTTTATTATTTTTATGAGAACCTCTTCTTAAATATACCTCACTATATAAAATAGGATGATCCTCACTACATTCTAATGTCCTACTAGTATGTGTTGTTATTCTATAACAAGGCTTTTTTGCTGGTGGTTGCCAGTAAGTAATAGATTCTTTAGATACTTTTCCTGTTTCTTGATCAAATCCCAGTATTCCATTCTCAGGAATTACATTCTCAATGTTTATAAAATCTCCTTGATTGTTCCATACTTTTGTTCCTTTACATACGCATCCCCACGCTACTCTACAACCATGTCTTCTACCATTTATTATGACAAGAGCTTCTCCTACAATCCAAGTACTACCTAAACAAGGATTACTACCAGACTCTTCAAAAAATAATCTATCTACACGATCTCCCCTTAATTTATCAGGTCTATCTACAACTTGTCCAGAAATAATTGCCATGTGCCCTGATTCTTCTCCTGTTTTATCTTTCATACAAGCTTTCTTTGTGAAGTCATCATTTTTTCCCATACGTACTCTACGCATTCCTCCACCTGTATTTTGATTCAACCAGTCTAATTGTTTCCAACATTTACCAAGTACTCCTTTTGGTGCTTCTAAATGGCTTAAAGCGTATGCTACATAAAGTGCATTATATCCTTTAGTTGTAGTATAAGGACGTACACCAAGAGATGCTGCTATCTCAGAGGCACCAACTCCCCTGGCTTTTAATATTACAGAGTCATATCCTAAAACTTCACATAATTCTATATAATGAAAAAATTCATAGTGAGCTGCCCAAAATTCAGGTCTACCGTCTTTACGACCTGAACCTGCCTTTTTACCAGCTTCTGATTTTAACATTGTATAAAAATTTAAGAAAAAATAATGGTCTCCTGTAACTCTATATCCATCTACTTCTAGTCCTTTATCACATAATCTATGTTGATTTTCCCACCAATCTTTAAAAGCTTTAGATTGAGTAGGATATGTACAAAATTTTTTAGTAGAATCATATCGTTTTCCTACTTCTGTGAAAGGGGTAGGATCAAAATCTAATCCTTGTGTTGCATTAATAGGACGATATTTTGTAATTTCATATGACAAAATAGGATTAAAAAATGCTTCTCCTGCTTCATGTAATCTAAGTATTTCCTCTGTGGTTATATCCCAATGCATACTCATTATTTATCAAAAATACCTAATTCTGTGGATCCACGTAAAGAGTTTGCTTTTTCTCTTTCTTGCATAACCATAAATTGTAATTGTTGTAGACCCTCAACAGTTTTACCTAAAGAAGCTATCTCACTCATTACGTTTTTAGTAGAAAATATAGGTTTGCCGTATTGGTCTCTCTCTGATAAATCTAATGTATCAAAATATAATCTCAATTCATCTACTGCCTTATAAGCAGAATTTAAAAGTCTTAATATTCTAGAATCTTGTAATTCTTGATATTTTTTTACAGCAGCTTTAAATAATGGATCATTAAGCCATTCTGGATCTATCTCAGAATCTAATAAAGCAGCTTCCATTTTCTCTGCCATAGAATACTCAGCATAGGCTGTTTTCCAATCATAGACCAAATAGATATAAGATAATTCTCTAAAGGCTCTAAATTTTAAGGTTCCTTTGGAATCACCTTTAACTCCTTTACATCTTTCTGGATCGAATAAATCTTTGAATTCTTTAATTAATAGAACGTCTGGTTTATTTATGATTGGATTATAATTTTCACTTAGTGTAAATAATTCCATATTAATTCATATTATTTTAAAAATGCCCTCTAAAAAGAGAGCATTCATATTTTGTTTTATACTAGTTTAGGAGTAGCAATCGGAATCATAGGTTTTAATCCTGATTGTTTTGGAGTATTCATTGGTTTTAAGGACTGAGTCTTTCTAACTCCTAATGTAGTTAAAGGAGAAGAAGTACTTGTATCTTCTAATGGTTCCATACTAGGATTTTGAATATTATTAGCTGAAGGTAATCCTACAGGATTAGTACCTCCTACAATATTCTTTCCTATGTTTAACATTCCTTGTGCAGTATTAGCTACCTTACCAATTGTAGCTAATGTTTGTGCTCCTTTAATTGCAGAGGTACCCCCTTTCATAATAGTACTTGCTCCTTTAAGTGCTCCTAATACTGATCCTAAAAAGGCTTTTTGTATTTTAGGTGATTTTGATCCACAACCACAATCCATTTTGCCACCTTTTTTAAACTTTGATAAACAATCAAGATAATCTAATTTACCTCCTTTTTTAAACATAGATTCTGATTGACTTTCTCCTAGTTCTTTTTTAAATTCTTGAATAGTCTGTTCCATAGCTCCTTCTGTGGATTGTAATTTTTTTATTATATCAGTCAATTCTTGTTCAGATTTAGCTCCTGTTTTATTAGCTAACCATTTAATAAATTGTGCTTGTATTTCTTTATTGTCCATATTTTTAAATTTAAGAATGTTTTCTTTGTAGGTCTTTAGTAGAGAATATATTTTCTTGATATTCTCCTGTAGAAGAGAACCAATAACAAATAATTCCTTGTAAAAAATCTCTTTTAGGTTCTAAAGGACCTGGTTTAATCATTCTAGTTACCTTTTTTTTAACAACCATTATAGGTCTAAATGGAATATTATGTTTAACCTCACATAAATCTCCAGGTAAATAATATACTTTTTCTTCCATTATTCATCGGGTGTTATTACTACTTTACAAACAAGATTTAATTCATTAGTCTGCATATATTCTAAACCCATAAATGGAATAGGACGTAGACTTCTAGTATCTAGATAACAACCATCTCCTTCTTTATAAAATTTACAATCAGAGCCTGCACTAATTATTTCAGCATATGCTATAATTTGTTCTAAATCACTTTCTAATTGCCCTGTCTCTTGTGATTGATAAGATCTTCCATCAGGAAGTAAAATTCCACCACTAGTTTTTGTTTTACGATATTTATTATCCATTACTTTCACAATAACATTTGTATATTGTGCTTCTACTTTTACATTTTTCATAATCATTATTTTAATTTATTTATTTTTATTTTAAGTATTACCACTTGTTCACGACACATCTTGCATTTTCTAAAGTTGTTTTAGCTAACATTCTACAACCACAACCTCTTACATAACCTGTAGTTTCTTTAGTTACTACCTCTCCATATCTATTTATCCATTTACTTGAATCACACATTATTCCAGTAGCTGTTTGTTTTGCTATAGGACAAGTAGAACAAATCTTTAATCTACGTTCACTTAGTTCTTCATTATTTTTTAATAATTCATTTAAGTGTCCTTCTATAATATCTCCTAATTGTGACATAGTTATCTTTTATTTCTTTGTTCTTCTATATAATTTTTCTTCTGTATATCCTTAATTATTTTATCTACTTCATTAGGTAGATACTCTAATTCTATATCAGTTTGTACTCCTTCTCTACTATAATGTTTCAAAAGTAATAATTTAATTTTAAATTCAGGATTTATTTTCTGTAAAAGTTTAGCATAAAAACTTAATTGTAAGGTATAATGCATTAAAGTGCAATCTTGTAAATTATTAACAGGATATTTCATCATTTTGTAGGATTTAGTCTTATGATTATAGTAAGATTTATCTTCTATTCCCTTAGCATTTGTCTTCCAATCTAATAATGTGATGTCATTTCCTTCTTTAATAAGTACATCTATTTGTCCTGAAATTCTAAGATTATCTTCTTCCCAATAGATTAGATATTCCGGATAGATTCCGTTCTCCAAATCGAGTTCGTAATAGTCTTTATTACATACATATTCTTTATCAAATCTTTTATCAAGAAAGTCCAGTTTAAATTTACCCCCTCTTTTATAAAAATTTGTTTCTTGTTCTAAGTGGTAAGCTGTGCCAAAGGCACACGCCTCCTCGGCATTCTTTTTATAACCTTCTGCAATCTCTAAAGCTTTATTATGAACTTCCTCGATAGATACTCCTAGTTTAGTACAATATGAGTCTTTCCATATTTTTAAGTCAAGCAAAGCCGATTTGACTCCACTTGACTTAAATAGTTCTATACCAGCTAGTTGCTCTAGACTTTTGTACCTAGACCAATACGTTTCGTCAAATTTTTCCACGTAATCATGAATACACGATGTAACTGAAGTATACTTTTTATTAGGATCTCGTAAATCAAAATAACAGTGGTCAGATTCTCTGAACGCTACATTACCATTTCTCTTATTATATATTAATTCATTCATTCATTTAATTTTTTAATTTTTAGAATCCTAAAATTTTTAGAATTCCTTCTAGATCTCCTGTAATAAGTAATCCTAATATCACAAGTAATGTTGTGCAAGTTATTTTAGGATACTTTTCTATCAATCTCATAACAGAGTACTTACTTTTTAAATCTTCTTTGTACTTTTCTAATTCTTGTTTAGCTAAATGCCTTTCTTTAGAAGCTGCTTCCATAGCTTTTACGTTTGTTAGATCTTCTTGTAATTTATGAATACTGTCTCTTAAATCTTTATGACTTTCCATGTTTTCTTTCTGGTAAATCTCATTAAGTTTAAACTGTTTATCAATATTCAGCATTTGTACCTCCAGAATACGATCATGGAGTTCGAATTTCTCTGCTATAAATTCTCTCAATTCTTGTACCTCCATAGTTTTAATTTTAAATCTGTTTGTAAAATAATTTATCTAAGTCACAAAGATAATATTTTTTTTCATATATTTATAAGTTCATAAACTAATAAAATCATTATGGAAAAAAAAATTAATACCTAAGAATAAAAAAGGAGGACAACTTCCTATTATAAAAGAGGTTGAAGAAGAAAAAGAAGTTCGATTAATACCAAAACCTTTAAATTATTTAAAGAAAGGTGGTTGGATACAAAAGGTAACTAAAAGTATAAAGAAAAGAGGAACTGAAGGAGTATGTACAGGATCTAAATTTGGAAGTTCTTCTTGTCCAGCAGGAAGTAGGAGATATAATCTTGCTAAAACATTTAAAAAGATGGCTAAAAATCGATAATGAATAAAAAGAAAATTAGAAAGAAAAATAAGGAAGACTTTTGTATAGTATGCAGAAATTCATTTTTACATCATACTTGGGATACCCAAAAGTGTTGTTCTATAAAATGTTCTCAAACCCTTTTAAAGAATAGAGTAGAAGTTACTTGTAATACCTGTAATAAATCTTTTGAAATACCTAAATCTCAGTATGATAGAAATTTATCGAAGGGTAATAAATTTTATTGTGGTAGAAACTGTTACAATAATTCTAGAGTAGA